CTTATGTATCCGCTGCTCGCTTGGTCGAAGTAAGTTTAGTAACAGAGCCAGCATTTAAGTCTGCTCAGGTTACTGATATTGCAGCGGAAGAATCCGATGTAGAAGAAACAATCCAACCAACAGAAAGCGAGACAGCCGTGGAAAACACCACACCAGCAGTCGAAGCAACACCAGTTGAAGCACCAGCGGTTGAAGCTGCTCGCCCAACTGTTTCAGCAGCATACTTCACAAAGCCACGCATTGAAGTAACAGCAGCTAAGTACGCAGAAAACACAATCCGTGCAGCACTAGGTGATGAAGATGCTCGTCAGTACCTACGCGCAGCAGATGACACAACAGATAACGCTGGTCTAGTACCAACACGCCAACTCTCTGAAATCATCAACCCACTAGGCACAACAATCCGTCCTTCAATCGACGCAATCTCTCGTGGAGTATTGCCAGATGCAGGTATGACTTTCGAGATCCCAAAGATCACAGTAATGCCAACAGTCGGTGAAGTTGCAGAAGGCGCAGCATTTACAGAGACAGATCAGAACTCAGCGTTCCTATCAGTATCAGTAAAGAAGTACGCTGGACAACAGACATTCTCTGTTGAACTTCTAGATCGTACATCTCCAGCATTCTTTGATGAGCTAGTTCGCAACATGGCAGCAGCTTACGCAAAGACAACAAACGCAGCAGTAAACGCTGCTCTTATTTCAGGCGCAACAGCAGATGCAACTACAACAGTTACATATCCAACAGCAGCAGAATTGCTAGGTATTGTCGCTCGCGGATCAGCTTCTGTATACGCAGCAACAGCAGGACTACCAAACCCATTTGCTCGCAACATGGTCGTATCAACAGGACAATGGTCAAACATCATGTCTCTAAACGATGCAGGACGCCCAATCTACACAGCATCACAGCCAATGAACGCAGGCGGTCAAGTAGCACCAACATCATTAACAGGTAATGTTGCAGGACTTAACCTCTATGTTGATCCAACAAACGCTGGCGATGGCGATGGAACAATCCTTATCGTGAACCCAGATGCATACACATGGTATGAGAGCCCTACCTACCGCCTACGCGCAGAATCAACAGCAGCAGGACAGGTAACTATCGGCTACTACGGCTTTGGTGCGATTGCAACTAAGGTCGGAGCAGGCGCATTCAAGAATAACAAGGCGTAAGCCACACTAAGTCGCTCTGGGGAGTAGTAGCCCTCTACTCCCCAGAGTCTTTAGAAAGGAATAGGAATGGCACTTACAACAGTCGCAGAACTCCGCAGCACTCTCGGAGTCGGTACTTTGTATCCAGATGCCACCCTTCAAGAAGTATGCGATGCAACAGATGCAGTCCTTCTTCCAATGCTATGGGCTCCTAAATGGTTCTCAGTTGCTCATAGCAACATAGTAAGCGAAGGCACTCTTTACTTTGACATTCCTGTTGCAGACATCTTTTATGTCGGACAGACTGTAACTATCTCTAACTCTGGCACTAAATACAATGGATCTAAAACCATTGCAAGTGTTGGAGCGTATTCAATCTCAGTGCCTACGACTCACACAGTCGTACAACCTAAGCACCCTATTGAGCCTTTTGGCACAGTAGCAGCTGAGACTTACACAGACTGGACAACAGACACAGCAGTCCAGCAAGCAGCTTTAATGATATCTGTTGAAATCTGGCAAGCACGCACCGCCACTTTAAGCGGGAGCAATGCTGTCGATTTCCAGCCAAGCCCTTACCGAATGAGCGCACAGCTTCTCGCTAAGGTGCGAGGTTTGATCGCACACGCACTAGATCCGCGTTCAATGGTGGGCTAATGCCAGCACCAGCCATAACGACACTTCGCACTACTTTAGCCACTGCGCTAGTAGATAACACCAAGTACCAGACTTACGCTTTCCCGCCATCCGTTGTCCTGGCTAATTCTGTAATCGTGTCTCCAGATGATCCATACTTGACACCAAATAACAACCAGCATATTACGATCAGCCCGATGGCTAACTTTAAGATTATTATTACAGTGCCTTTGTTTGACAATGAAGGCAACCTCAATGGAATAGAAGATGCAGTTCTTGGTGTGTTCACTAAGTTAAACGCATCTGCCTTGACCTATAATGTAGGCGCAATAAGCGCACCAAGCGTTCTCAATGCTGCATCAGGCGATCTGCTCAGCTGCGAGATGTCAGTATCAATCCTAACGAGTTGGAGTTAATATGTCCGAGTGGGAAACAGAAAACGAAGCCTTCCTGAAAAAAATCGGGCAGGTAGCACCAGCAGCACCAAAGCCAGCAACTACTAAGAAAGACGAGGAATAATCTCATGGCTGTATTTCTAAATAACTTGGTCGGCGTGAAGATTAACTCTGTTGATCTTTCTGACCATGTAACATCTGTAACAATCAACCGCGTATTTGATGAACTAGAAGTTACTGCAATGGGTGACAGTTCACACAAGTTTGTAAAGGGTCTTGAGTCATCAACAGTGACAATCGACTTCCTTAACGACACAGCATCTGCAAACGTATTGGCAACATTACAAGCTGCATGGGGAACAACAGTTACAGCTGTATTCCTACAGACAAAGGGAACAGCAGTATCTGCTACTAACCCTCTGTACACAGTTTCATTGCTAGTCAATAACACAACAGACATCAATGGTGCTGTTGGCGATATCGGCACACAGTCAATCACATTTACTGCTAACTCAACTGTTGCAGTAGCCACTACAGGCACATTCTAAAAAACTAACTAAGGGGCAAAGACATGGCAAAGTTAAAGATCGTTCGTACAGATGGAAGCGTACTAGAAGGCGAGATTACTCCCGCTGTTGAATACGCATTTGAGCAGTACGCAAAGATGGGGTTTCACAAGAGCTTCAGAGATCAAGAATTACAAAGTCATGTGTATTGGTTAGCTTGGGAAATAACACGCAGATCAGGTGAAACTGTTAAGCCTTATGGGATGGATTTTATAGAAACCCTTAAATCGGTTTCTGTCGAGGACTCCGACCCTTTAGCTTAAAGCGCGATCAACCATTCACCTACCTTATTGCTAGGTTAAGCATTAGGTTGGGGATCGCGCCACAGCAACTGTTAGAACTAGATAAGACCATGCTAGATGCACTTCTACAAGGTCTCAAGGATGAAGCAAAGGAGATAGACGATGCCAGTAAGCGTAAAGGGCGCCGTTAATCTTCGTAAGGCTTTGCGTAAATTTACTCCCGATCTTGCTAAAGAAACTCAACAACAAATTAGGTTAGCAATTAAACCTATTAGCCAATCAGCAAAAGGTTATGTCCCAGATCGCGGAGACATTTTAAGCGGATGGCTTCCTCGCCAAATGTCTGAGGGTTCATTTCCTACTTTCAATCCTTCAGAGGTTAAATCTCGTATTGGGTTCAAGGCAACTCCATCAAAGGTTAATCGCAGAGGTTTTAAATCTCTTGCTCAAGTTTTTAACAAAAGCAGAGCAGGTTCCATTTATGAAAGAATGGGAAAATTAAGCCCTGACAGTAAATTTGTTATAAACCAAGATGGCAAGTTTCGCGCACCTCTTAAAGGCAAAGGCATGATGCAAGGTCGCTTGCTTTATCGTGCTTATGAAGAAAACAATGGCAAAGCTAGAAATGGTGTGCTTAAAGCAATTAAGATGGCATCAGACAAACTTAATCAACGAGCGACAGTGAGAGGCTAATCATGGCAAACGTAGTCATAGATATTGCAGCCGAGTTCACAGGTGGTAATGCCTTTAAGAAGGCTGAGACTGCAACAGACAAACTTAGCAAAACTGCTGGCAAACTTGGTAAAGCATTTATTGGGCTTTACAGCACACAAAAGTTATTGGCTTATGGCAAAGCCTCGGTACAGGCAGCAGTAGCCGATGAGAAGGCTCAAAAACTATTAGCCGTAGCTCTTAGAAACGTTGGGCTTGGTAGAGATATAGCAGCCTCTGAGTCCTACATCCAAAAGTTACAAAAAGAATTTGGCATCCTTGATGATGAGTTACGCCCTGCTTATCAGACTTTAGCGATAGCCACTCAAGACTCAGCCGAATCTCAAAGACTATTACAGATTGCTTTAGATATCAGTGCGTCCACAGGTCGCGATTTAGGTTCTGTAACAGGTGCGCTATCAAAGGCATTTCTAGGTAGCAATACAGCACTAAGCAAGTTAGGCGTAGGCATCTCTAAGGCTGATCTCAAAGCTAAGTCCTTTAAGCAGATTACCGATCAGTTAGCCACTACCTTTGCAGGGTCTGCAACCGAGTCTGCTAATTCTTTGCAAGGCTCAATGGACAAGTTATCTGTTGCCTCAAATAACGCTAAAGAGATTATTGGCGAAGGCTTAGTAGATGCATTGCAAGCACTAGGGGGCGAGAACTCTGTTGAGGATCTTGCTGTAAACATGGAAAGTTTCGCTCAAAAGACCGCAGATGCAATATCAGGCGTAGGTATCCTAATTGCAAAACTAAAACAAAACTCACCAATTCTTGAGAAGTTATTTGATTTTGCAGCCAATGCCCGAGGTGTGGCACAGGCGTTGGGCGAAGTAGCAAGAATACAAGAAGAAGCGTTGGCTGCTAGAACTAACTTTGGTGCTGCTTCAGGTGCTACAGGATTTGACAAAGGTTTTGGCACAACAGCCAAAATAATTAAAAACTCTAAAGTCCTTACCGCTGAGGAATCAAAGCAACTTAAAGCAAAGCAATTAAAATACGCTATTGACAAGGCTACCCTTGCTCTTAACAAGGGTTCTAATGTCTTTGACATTGAGAAGATCCAACTAGCTGCAGCTGAGAAAAGCGCAGCCGAGCAACTGGGCAAGGTAACTAGCCAAACACAACTTCTACAAGTTACTAATGACCTTGCTCGCCTAGAAGTAAAGCAATCTATCCTTGCCTTAGACGAAGCCATCGCCTCAAAGGATGTCGCAGCAATTACCGCTGCAACCAATAAACTCAATGCAGACTTAAAGATACTTGGTGTTCTTACTAATCAAGATCTAAAGCTAAAAGATATCAAGTCTATTCTTGACTCAATGCTTCCTAAGGATCTAATCAACTTAGCCAACCTTGATGCTGCTATTTCTAAGTTAAAGATGATCGGTGGTGGCACAGCCACTAGTACCTCAGCAGTAGCAAGCACAACTACTGGCACTCCTTCACTCCTTGATGCCCTTGCAGCAGGCAGTTTTGTTCCTGTAGTCGGTGGAGGTTATTCAACTTCAGCAGGCAACTATGCCTCTAGCGGCTTTCCGGGGTCTGCTATGGGTGGTGGTGGCAACACAATTATCGTAAATACTGGCATTGGTGATCCAAATGCTATTGCTGAGGCAATCGATCAAGTCCTAAGAGATGCTACAGATCGCGGCACATTGCGGAGCCTCGTTGCATGACATGGCTTCCTGAATGGCGAGTAACTGTTGGGGATGATGTCTATACGACTGTTACCTCTGTATCCTTTGCATCTGGTCGCTTAGACATTGACCGCCAGCCGACTGCTGGTTATTGTCAAGTCCAAATAGTCAATACGGATAACACACCATTTACGATAAATGTTACAGAGTCAATCCTTCTAGAACTCAAGAACTCCAGCGGTACTTATGTCACTGTGTTTGGTGGAGAAGTATCAGACTTTAACATTGGGGTAAGAAGCCCAGATGAAACAGGCTTTGTTACTACTGGCACTATTTTGGGCATTGGCGCATTGGCTAAACTTACTAAGGCAGTGTTTAACACAGCTCTAGCAGAGGGTCTAGATGGCGCACAAATATCAACCATTTTAGGCAATGCCCTAAACCTTTCATGGGCAGAGGTAACTCCAACGCTTACTTGGGCTACCTACCCACCAACAGTGACATGGGCTGATGCTGAGTCTTATATCGGCACTATTGACTCAGGCTTTTACACAATGATTAACCTTGCAGCTAGTGCCACTGCTAAATCACAAACCCTAGTAGATCAAATAGCAACTAGCGCACTAGGTCAAATTTATGAAGAAAAGGATGGCGATGTCTCTTATGACGATGCCGACCACCGCTCTAATTATTTGGCTGCTAATGGCTTTACTAATCTTGACGGCTCTTATGCAACTCCCAGCAGTATCCAGTCTCAGACTCAGATCGCTCGTATCCGCAACAGCCTGATCTATAAGTACGCTGCTGGCTATGCCTCGACCTACAGTACTTCTGATAGCGATTCTATAGCCTCTTATGGCTTGTTTGAGAAGTCGGCTGAGTCAAACATCAAGAACCTTGCAGACATTACTGATATTGCCTCTAGAGAGTTAAACCTACGCAAAAACCCTAGAGGCTCACTAGGAGCAATCAAGTTTCGCCTAGATAATCCAGACATGCCTAGCGCAATGCTTGACAACCTGATCGGTGTCTTCTTTGGGCAGCCAGTGCTTATCACTAACCTGCCTAGCAATCTTCTTGATGGAACCTTTGATGGCTTTGTCGAGAATGTGGCACTTACTGCCACTCCTAC